ATGCCAAATTAGTGAAACTAGCTGTTGCGCTGACGTTGGCAGTTGGGATACCAATGTTCAAACCACCTGTGGCGTTGGCTGTTTGAGCAGCGGCAACCAAGGTAGCTGTGGTGTAAGCACCACTTGGATAGATAGCCAAGTTGATTGTGCCAGCTGTTGCACCTGCTTGATAGATAGCGATTGTGCCGATTTGTTGAATTGCTTGCAACACATTGTTCAAGTAACCGTTGACGTTACCAGCATTGGTAAGTGCAGCGTTTGCTGTCAATGAGAAGAATTGCAGTTGTGGGCCAGCTAAATTAACTGGGCCTTGGGCCGCAACGTTTGCTGTTCCAGAGATACTGCCATTTGCAACGTCAAGTGCAAATACTGGTTGTGTAGTTCCATTTACCTTTGTAAATTGTGCCATGATTTTTTCCTTTAAAGTTAAGTGGTCTCGGTGGACCTGCTTTTATTTATACCTTTGGTAAAAATCACGCCTGTTGTGGATTGTTTTGAGCTGCATTTCTGGCAGTGAAGTCAAATCTATTTACCGCTTTGGCATAACCCGAATCAGTGGCCATTACCCAGCCTTCGTGTCCTGGGTCCTTCAAATCCAGCTGACGCAGGATGTCCAGCTTTAAATCGTGCAACAACAAGAACAGGGTAAACGCTGCCGACAGCGCACCTGTATTGCTGGCGGGGCTATTCAAGTATTCCACAATGTTGCCAAACTTCTTGGGAGTGACTTTGGTTTGTAACCATTCACCAAATCCTGGCAACAAGTTGTCAAAGTTGCCACTGGTTTTGATTCTGTAGTTGATGTAGTCCACACACAGTTTTGCTAGATCTGTGATCTGCTGTGCTCGCAGTTCTGCAGGGTTAAACAGTGTGGCAATGGCACGGCCATCTGCACCGTTGGCCACAGACTTGATTTGTTTGATCAAGTTGGCGTCAGGCACAATTTCTTTGCCACCAATGGGTTCAATCAACAACAGACCGGGCACATCATTGAAGCGTACACCACTCAAGGGTTGACGTGCATCACCTACATCTGCGTACATAGAATGCATGGCAATACCTGTGTCGCTGGCGCCAATACGCTGACCCAGTGATGTTTTTGCAGGAATACGATACTGCACAGTGTTGGGTTTGAACACGTAGTTACCAGCTTCCACAGGAGGTGTGCTCATATACAACAAATCGCCTTTGACATAGCCACGGAAGTTTGTGGGCAAGGCTGCTTCTAGTTTGGGCCACAGTGTTGCATACAGTTGAATTAACTCGTCTCTAGTGCCTGAACGTGTGCGCTGTATGTCAGCCATCATGCGTGGACTTGTTGCCAAGCCGTCATAGCCCTTGGCTTCAAAGCCCGAACCGTCTGTGAGAACAAATTCGCCTGTTTCAGGTTTGCGTCCAAATATCACAGCTGGCTTGCCATCCCACTTTACTGTGGTGGTCCGGGCAGGAGCATCAGCTGCTGCCGCCACAATTTGCAGTGCTTTGGTAACACCAGGCAGGCCATTGCGGAACACATAGTCTTCCAAGTGTTCAATACCTTTGGCCTTGCCACCCACACCGGCTTCTTCTGCTTCGTAAATTTGATAAGGATTGGCGCTTTCACGTTCTACCAGCGGTTGCATGCCTTGATTGACAATTCTATCACGCAGGCGTGCCAGGAAGTAAGTGTCTGCATCTTCTTTCACAGCATCAGGTTGTTGCAGGCCTTCTTTGGTCAAGTAGTCACGAAAGTCTTTGACTTTGGCTTCTTTGTCCTTGTCCTTGGCCAGCGCGGCAAAAATGCTTTCTACATTTTTGAGATCTTTTCTTGTGCGTCCGCGACCCAATAACACCTGTGCCACATAGTCAGGATCCATGCCACCGGGTACCAGTTCATTGCTGGCGCGACTAAACATACCATTGGCACCTACTTTGAGTCCCAGTTGCTTGGCAATACTGCTCATCAACACATTGCGGTTCATGCCTTTGTAGGCAGAGTCTTCACCACCTGAGTAAAAGAATGTGCCCCAGTCCAAGTTGGGAAAGAACATGAAGTCTGTTTGCACATAACCCAGTTCAGGACGTCCTTGAATGGGTGTGCGCAAGTGAACTTCGCCGCCTTTTTTGATCCACTCTGCAGGAGGCAGTTTGTGACTGGCAATCCATTGCATGAGTGTTTGTGCCAATTGTTCTTTTGACATTTCATTGGTGTCCACGGCAAGATCCATGTCTCCTGACGTGGGTGCTTTGCCGGTCGATCCCAACCAACGGTCACGGGGAAATTCTAGTCCTGTGAGTTGTTCAATCCAGGCCACTGTGGCAGGCACATCGCTTTGATTGATACGTCCTGTGAGTGGCTGGCCATCTGCATCTTTGAATACATTGCCGCCTTCTAATAATGTGCGTAGACTTTTCATTTGAGTATTTTTGCTGATTTGAGCAGGCCGTCGATTGTGGGATCTCCAGTGGCCTGGCCTTTGAATCCACCACTGCGTTGTATCAACGCATTCAATCCTGCTAGACCTGCGGCATCGGTATTCATGGCTGCCAAAGCTGCTCGTGTTTTTGGATCAGACACAGATGCACTTACGCCCGGTGCTCGAGCAGTTGGTCTAGCAGTTTGATTTTGATTGAATGCAGTCATGGATCCTGCATTGGCAATGCCTTGTGCCAGGCTCATCCACGCATTGGTTAGGTCAGCAGCTTTGGCTGTGGCTGATGCAGTGAGTATGATATAGATTGCTTGATCAATCTGTTGTACGTTTTGATCAATTTGAGCTTTGGTTGTCTGATCCAACATTTCGGGATCAATGTCACTTTCATAATCATCTATTTGTGGCACAGGTACGCCATTTTGTTGATCCATGGTGGCCGAAAGTCCATGTGGTTTCAACATGCCTTGCAACTGTTTCATGAAGTTTGTGGCCAGGGCCTTGGGATCAATTTGTGTTTGTCCTATGCCAGCAGCAGCCTTGGTCATGGTCTGCAAAGTGCTGTTCCATAGCTGTTGTTGCTGTGAGGCTTGTTGCTTGACCACGCCAGCAGTGGCAGCAGTGGCAGCATTTTGTGCAGCCACACCACTCACACGACTGTTGTCTTGCATGCCCAGGCTTTTGCCAATTTGATTACCAGCATACTTGGCAATACCTCCCAGTACACTGCCCATGGTGGCTGCTTCAGTAACGGGCTGGCGTTGTGTAATTTCAAAGATCTGCATGAGTTCTCCTAACAGACCGTTCAAACTTACCAGTATCTCTATGACGGATAGCATTGAGCAATTTGCGCTGAAGATTTTCAGCTTGGTCAGGGCTGTATTCAGCGTCAATCTGTTCCATCAAGCGTATAGCACTTTCGATTAGATTGCTTGCACGGGTTTCAATCACCAGTCGACGATCTCGCTCAACGTACAATGTATCTAATTCTTCTAAGATGCTGCGTGTTTTCTTCTGCATTTGTTCACGGGCCTTTGGATTATTTAGCGGAAATGCTGTTGCAATAAATATCTAATACAAGGAACCAGTATGACTAGCCAGATCAATCCCAATAATATCGACGGTAATTACCCCGTAGCCGGGGTGCCCAACAACACACAAGGCATGCGTGACAATTTTACAGCAATTAAAACAAACTTTCAATACGCAGAGAATGAAATAGATGACCTGCAATCAAAAGCCCTGCTCAAAGCCGCATTGACTGGTACTACGTTGGACAACAACATGGCAGACAATTTGATTTATGCTGCCAAAATACAAGACTTTTCAGCTACCTTGGTACAAATAACCACCACTTCTGGATCCATTGCAGTGGACTATTCAGCTGGACATTATCAAACCATTGTCATGGCTGGCAACATCAGTTTGAGCTTTACCAACTTCCCTGCAGCAGGATCTGTGGGCATGATGCGTTTGCAAATCACAGTTGACGCTGCCAGTCGCACACTAACATTACCTGCCGCAGTGAGTGTGGGCACCACAGGTGTGCAAGGATATAGTGCCAATGTGATTACATTTGCCACAGATGGTGTATTTGAGTTTGGATTTGTCACATACGATGGTGGCACTACTATCACGCTGTTTGATTTGAATCGTCCCTTGAGCTACTACACAAATAATGTGACCATGAACGGAAATCTAACTGTAAATGGAGACATTTTTGGCAATGTTACATTAACTGATATCACTGCAAGCACGGTCAGCGCTTCTGGCAACATCACTGGTGGTAATTTACGAACCGCCGGTTTAATTACTGCTACTGGCAACATCACTGGTGGCAACATCTTGGGTGGTGCCAATGTCAATGCCACAACACACACAGGTACCACGGTATCAGTGTCAGCAAACATCACTGGTGGTAACATACTATTTGGATCAGGCGTTGTCAGTGGTACTGGTAACGTTATTGGTGGTAATGTATTATCTAGTGCGGTGGTATCTGCTGTGGGTGCAGCTACAATACTTTCTGGAACTGCTGTGCCTGCAGGTGGTACCACAGGTTCAGGGTACAAGTTTTCCAGTACCGCCAACCTTGGCGTGTTCTTTGGGTCTGGTGCGCCTACATTGACTGCGGCGCAAGGAAGTTTGTACCTCAACACCACTGGCAGTGGCACCGCCAATAGAATGTATGTCAACACCAACGGTTCAACTGGTTGGACTGCTGTTACAACTGCAACTTAATAGTATCTGTAATATCTGCGGAGATTTTCTTCAACCTCAGCTTGATAAAATTGATTGATTATTTTGTTGTTCCAAAAATCATCTGCATATAAAAAATGATTTATTTCTTTCCATCGTTGAATATGTTTGGTATAATCTCGGTAGTTAATTGCGTATTGAAATTCTTTGGTGGTTTCAACAACATCTGCAAACTCAACATTTAACACATTGGGTGCAAAAACTGGCATGAATGGTACAATGTAATTTTTTGCAGTTTCTCTGGTCTTGTCAACCAACTCCATCTCAGTTAATTTTTGCCAACGCGGAGAAAAATAATGATAATGTGCTCTAGCCCATCTATAAATTTTACTTTTAAATGTTGTGGTAGTGATCACTAATACTTGTTTGAATTTATCCACTGGCAAATTTCCTGGCCAACAATGAGTGCCGACCCAGGCATCGTCGGCTGTGTCTATTGATGCAATGGTTTTCATGAAATCAATTGGGTTGTAATCAGTTAATACAGTACCAGTATCACCAATTTTACCTATGCGATGTTGCACACTATTGATTCCACCATGGACAGACACTGGGGAAAATGTGTTTGCCATGATATCACATATCAATCCACCACATGTGTAATGCGGGAAACAAATTAAATTAGGCATTGAAAAATTCTTGTACGTCAGGAAAAATCTGGCGCCAATTGGTTCCTCTCCATTGGTCAAGTTGATCAAGATACTTTACCAATTTAGTAGTACTACCTGAGAATGGAGATTGATCAAGTGAGATGGATATTGGATGGGTTGGTCCATATTTATTTTTTATTTTTTTCCGCAAGTCCATAGGAGTATGTTCTAACCCAAGATTTCCAACGCATGAATGTATATTCAAATCTGAGTTGTCACCATATCTATTGGATGAAAACTGCTGATCAAACCATGTTTGAAATTGATCAAAATAAAATATGTTTAGAGGATTAATGGTGTGTTCAACTCCAAACATCACATTCCCTGGAACATTGTCGATTGCTTCAACTACAAAATTTTCTAGTTTGTTCCATTTGTATGGCCATCGCAAAAAACTAAATTGCTCACCAACACCATCCAAACTTGCTATCCATTTGACTAGCTTGAATTTTTCCCAGGTTTGCATCACTGCTTTGCTGGGCATGATGCTGAAGTTGCTGGTATACTGCACCGTGACTTTGTTAGGGTCAGGGATCAACGCCATTATTTTTTCGTGCGTATCAGACATCAAGGGTTCGCCGCCACCAAATTTGATATAATTCAAACTGCTTAAATCTTGCTCAACCAATAACTGAATAAATTTGTCAGTTATAACACCCTGGCGATCTTCCTGATGCATTTGATGTACGCTTGAGTCTTGCAATGCGTTGTTCCTAACATTTTCTTGATACCAAAAACTGCTAAATTCTGCACCGCAAGATACACAAGCTAGATTGCATTTTTTATTCACCGCCACAGTTAAAAACTCCAGTCGGTCGTCAATGCCTTTTATAAAATCAAAAGACGTCTGACGATAACTAGACATTTTTTGTTCCTCAGTATCAATGCAAATCTTGCAACTACTTTTGACATCAGTGGTCATCCAATGAGCTCTGTGTGTAGATAACTGTTGCGACAAATCTTGATCAGGATCTATTTTATGTCGGTCACCAAGAAAATAACAACAAGGTGCCACAGTAAATGCTGTAGTATCATTGTTGTATACTAGACCGTTTTTTAAATGGCGGCAAAATTCTGTCATATCAATTGGATTTAATTTTGCCCAGCAGTTGTTTTAGTTTTGCACTTTGAACGTCTGCTGTGATTTTTGGTGCGTCACTACCACTGTCCCATGGAGGTGTGTTTGCGTCATCACTAGCCGGGCTAACTTGGCTGCGGGCTTTGACCGAGTCCATGATTGATGCAGATGGTTTCTTTGAATAAGTGTCTCCATCTTCTCCGCCTTCGTCAGTAATGCGCATTGTTTCAATGTTGTACTCCAAATCAATTTTTTGACCAACGCCGGTCGAGCTTCGAGACTTCATACACTGTATCTGATACTTGCCA